ACATTTATCGTGAATTAGGAGCCAACCGAGTAATGATTTACTCTAGATATGAAGTTGATTCAAATAATCCAGATACAATCATAAACAATGATTTTGCTAGAGTTGGTATAATTAAAAATCCAATAACGTATGGTGGAAGTACTCAACTACTTTCGGCATCAGAATACAGCGCATTATATTCAGTAAAATTGAAGAGCGCAACAGGGGCTAGTATTTCCAATGTAGAGTATACAGTAGATACTACAATTAACCAAACCATTGGAATTGGATCTACTGCCATTGGAATTGTAGCTTCTTGGGACAATACTACAGGAGTATTGAAGTACTATCAACCAGTTGGATTAGCTTCCACAAGTGTTGGATTTAGGATGTCAAAATTTACTTCAGGAATTGGTGTAGGTGGAACACATTTGATCCGTGGAGCAAGTGCTGGTAGTAATTTAGTTATTGACACTACATTTGGATCCTTAGCTTCTCCAGTAACATCAGTAACAATTGGATCTGGAATTAATACCAGAACAATTAGATTGGGTCAGTCCTATGTTGAGGGATGTGCAAATCCCGAGATTAAAAAATACTCGGGAGAAATCATCTATATAGATAACAGAGCGGCAATTATTCGTTCACCGAATCAAAAAGAAGACATTAAAGTTGTATTAGAGTTTTAAACAATGCCACAAAATACTAATCTAAATGTAAGTCCATACTTTGATGACTTTGATGAGGATAAGAATTATAAGAGAGTTTTATTTAAACCTGGCACCCCAATTCAGTCCAGAGAATTAAGCTCCTTACAATCAATTTTACAAAATCAAATTGAAAGTTTTGGGCAGCACTTCTTTAAGGAGGGGGCTAAGGTAATTCCCGGACAAACTTCATATGATGGTAGAGTTGATTATATTCGTTTAGATCCAGTATATTTTGGCGTTAACATAAACACATATATTGATCAACTTGTAGATACTAATATTGTTGGTCAAACTACAGGAATAAGTGCTAAAGTTGAGTTAGCAATATCAGACGTTGAATCAGATTTAAATACCAATACACTATACTTCAGATACGCAACTTCGGACACAACGGATTTTTCTGGAAATAAATTTAAACCTGGAGAAATTCTATTAACGGATACTGATATTGTTGTAGATGGTGTAGTAGTTGTTCGTGCAAATTCCCCCTTTGCTACAGTTATTGCTGAGAATCCAACTGGCAATGCATCAATTGCATCTGTGAATGAGGGAGTTTATTTTATAAGAGGTCATTTTGTAAAAGTATTGAAGGAAACGATTATTGTTGATCAGTATTCAATCACTCCAAGTGCAAGAATTGGATTTTTGATAGAAGAAGATTTTATAACTTCATATGATGATGAAACTTTAAATGATAATGCTCAAGGATTTTCGAATTTTGCTGCTCCAGGAGCAGACCGCTTAAGAATTGCAGTAAAATTAATTAAAAAGGCAATTGATGATTTCAATGATGAAAATTTCATTGAATTAATGCGAGTTGTTGATGGCGTACTTCAGGAATTTACACCATCAAACTCGAATGACGCATATTTCAGAGATCTTTTAGCAAAAAGAACATTTGATGAGTCTGGTAATTATTTGGTTAAAAATTTTGAAGTATTTGCAAAGGAAAATTTAAATGATGGTAAGGGAAATAATGGTGTTTATACCGAGAATCAAACTACAAGCTCAGGTCAAAAGCCATCAGAGAGTCTTTTAACATTAGATATAAGTCCTGGAAAGGCTTATGTTGAGGGATATGATATTGAAAAAATTTCATCTTCCTTAATTGATATTCAGAAGCCAAGAACAACTAAATTAGTTCCCGAGAGTGCAATAAATTTTCAGTCTTGTGCAAGTGTAGTTGTAAATAATGTTTATGGATCTCCTAGAGTTGGTTTTGCATACACTGACACTATAACACTAGTAGATAGTAGAGTAAACAATTCAAGCCCTACGGCAATTTCTGGAAATGAAATTGGTCTTGCAAGAATTTACGATTTCTATCCACTCACATCAATTTATACGAATGACACCACACAATATGAATGCTTAATTTATGATATTAATACATTTGTAAAGATAACTCTTGGTAGCAATATAACTTTAAATGTACCAGCTAAAGTTGAGGGAGTTAATAGTGGTGCAACAGGATTTTTAAGGCAAAGTATATCTAATAGTAATATAGTAGTATTATATGATACTAAAGGTACATTTGATTTTGGTGAGCAAATTAAAGTTAATCAGATTAGATATCCTCAGACAATCACTAGCGTAATAGATTATGGTTTTTCTGATGTAAAATCATTCTTTACAACAGATTCTGTAACTGCTAGTTCATTTTCTGCGGATTTGATTTTAGATTCTACAAAGCAAATTGCGCCAACATCTACACAATTTACAATTACCTCTGGAGGTTCTGTAACTATTGGCATTACTACAGCATCAGTAAATCCACCTAAAGTTGGCGATATTGTTCAATATACGATTTCGGGAAATAGTGTATCAACATACAACAAAGTAAGTGCTGTAAGTTCTAATCTAAAATCATTTACAGTAGTAGCTGTTAGTGACAATGCAAGTATCAATAGTGGCGCTTTGCCTGGAAGTACAATTTCAGTAAATGATCTAGTAATTGTAAATCCAACGTTAAAGAATAAGGAGAAGAAGGATCTTTATGAAATTCTACCACATTACAATATTAGTAGCATAAATTTAGACAATTCAAGACTTTCTCTTAAAAAATCATATACTGCAAATGTATCTTCATCAACATTTACAGTAACCGAAACGGATGTAAATCTATTTTTCAAACAATTTAATGTAACAGAATATAATTTATCATATAGCGACGGCACAATAGAAGTATTAACTCCAGGAAAGGTAGTAATATCAAATTCAGGAAAAACCCTAACAATTACACAACTTTCAAAGAGTAGTAGTAGTAATGCAATACTAATTGCGTCTCTTGAAAAAATTAATGTTAAGGCGAAGGAGAAGGTACTAGTAAACTGTGCCACAGTAACTATCAACAGATCTATTAAGGCAGAATCTGGAACTGGAGCAGGAACTTTAAACGATGGTCTCACATATAGTGCAGTTTATGGAACCAGAGTCCAGGATGATGAAATATGCCTAAATGTACCAGAGGTTATAAAGATTGTTGATATATTTGAATCTAACGATCAAAATGATCCCATTTTACCAAAGATTGATCTTGTAGAAATCAATGGAGATTTTACTACAATTCTTCCAGGGCAGGTTGTAAATGGAAAAACTTCTAAGGCAATTGCAAGAATTATTTCAACAACCGCTTCAAGTATAACTTTTTCTTATGTAAATGAATTCATTTTCCAAAAAAATGAAATTATTTCGGTAGTTAATTCAACAGTTTCTGCAAAGATAACTGCAGTAAATACCTACTCTAAGGATATTTCAAATTCATATCTCTTTGATGGTGGAAGTAGACCAGAATATGTAGATTATGGTAAGATTGTAAAAAAAGCTGGGGTAGAAGCACCGGTTCGAAGAGTGACTGTAGTATTTGATTACTACACTACTCCATCTGGAGATACTGGCGATTTTATATGTTTTTCAAGTTTTGCCGCAGAAAATTATAAGGAGAGCATTCCACAAATCTATGGAAATGTTAGAGCTACAGATGCTATTGACATAAGACCTAGAGTTAGTAACTATAATCCAGCCGTCAATACACTATCTCCATTTGAATTTGGATCTAGAAACTTTGTAACATCAAATTCCAATGTAGCCAATCCAATTATAAATGGATCTTCAATTATACTTAGTTATTCGTACTACTTGGGTAGAATTGATAAATTATATTTGACAAGAAGTGGTATTTTCCAAATCAGAACTGGAGTGCCTTCAGAAAATCCAGTTGCTCCGATTGAGTCAAGTAAATCCTTAAATATCGCTACAATTACATTAAATCCATATACCTACAATGTAAAGTATGATGTAAAGATTGAGTCTATCAATCATAAGCGATATACTATGAGAGATATTGAAAAACTTGAGGAAAGGATTTCAACTGTTGAAAAGATAACTTCACTATCGTTACTTGAGACAAATACAAAAAATTTAAGCATCAAGGATGCCACAACTGGTTTAGATAGATTTAAGAGTGGATTTTTTGTAGATAATTTCAATAATCATAGTTCTCATACGGTAGGTCATCCAGACTTTAAGGCTAGCATTGATCCAATTGAAGGAGTATTACGTCCCTCTCACTATACAACATCAATCGATTTATCAAATTCAGTATCTGAAAGTTCCAATATTGCAAAAAAAGGAAAGCTAATAACACTATCCTACACTGAAGTTGAGAAGATAAAGCAGCCATTTGCAACTAGGATTGAAAATATTAATCCATTTAGTGTTGTTACTTGGACAGGAACTTTAGCCTTAAATCCAAGTTCAGATACCTGGTTTGATGAAAAGAGATTAGATGTAAATAACGTTAAGCAGGAGGGTAACTATAATGCGCTTATGCAAGCTCTTGGGGCAGATCCTAATACTGGAGTTTCTCCAGTGGACTGGGGATCTTGGGAATCTATGTGGTCAGGAAGAGAACTTATTGGAAGTAGAGAGTTAGTTACTAGTGTATCTATTCAGTCTAAAACTACTCCAGAAGCTCGTACCGGAACTGCAAGAAGGGATGATTGGCCATTTATTGCTGCAGTTTTTGAGTCTACCACAACCAGAACACTTAACTCAGAAAGAGAACTTGAAGAAACTTACAGAACTTTAGATAATCAGTCTAGAAGTGGTGTACAGTTTAAAGTAAGTGAGCAGACAGATACCGTAAATCTTGGTAGTAGAATTGTAAGCCGAGAAATTATCCCATTCTGTAGGGAAAGAAATATTGAGTTAATTGCAAAGAGAGTAAAACCAAGCACACTATTTTTCCCATTCTTTAATGGAATTGATGTGTTCTATTACACAACTCCAAAATTATTAGAAATTGAAATGGTATCTGGAGTATTTGTTGCGGGAGAAGCTGTTGAGGGATTTTTTAGTGGCAGTTCATACTCCGTAAACATTCCTACTTTTAAATTTAAAGTCGCAAATGCAAATCATAAGTATGGATCAATTTCAAATCCAAGTGAAGTTTATGAAAAAAATCCTTACAATTTGCGGGAATCTTTACCTCAAAACTATTCATCAACTTCTAGCATCTTAAATATAGACACTAGTAGCTTAGAATTAAAGTTAGAATCTGATTTTTATGGTCATGCCATAAGTGGAATGAGACTTCGTGGAACGACAAGTAATGCAGTAGCTACTGTAAAAACAAAGAGATTAGTATCTGATGAGTCTGGAACTTTCCTAGGATCATTCTATATCCCAAATCCAAACTTTGGCGGAAATCCAAGATTCCAAACTGGAGCAAAAACATTCCTGCTAATTTCAGATCCAGATAACAAGTATATACCTGGAGAGGTGATAAGTCAAGTGGAGGCCACATTTACATCCTCTGGAGAGTTGAATGTTACTCAAGAAACTACACTATCAACAAGAAATTCTACAGTTCAAAGAATACCTGCTGCAGAAACCCGAGTAGTTGAAGGTAGAATCACTGAAACTAAAGATTTATCTCCAACATCATCAGTTCTTGATACTGTAACTACTCAGAGAATTGGTGATTGGTATGATCCATTGGCAGAATCATTTATTGTAAGTTCTTCTGGTGGATTTTTCCTAACTTCAGTGGAAGTATATTTTCAAAGTAAGGATCCGGTGTTGCCTGTATCATGTCAAATACGACCACTTTCTGGTGGGGTTCCAACTTCAACAATTTTACCCTTTGCTGAAGTTACATACAATCCAAGTCAAGTAAGTGTATCAGATAATGCATCTGCACCTACAAAGTTCATCTTTGATTCCCCAATATACTTAAAAGATGGGGGAGAATATGCAATTGTTTTAGTTACAGATTCTAGCAAGTATTTAACTTGGATTTCTAGAATGGGTGAAGTTGATATCTCAAGCGCAAATAATCCAGAGGCTCAAAGAATTATTGTTTCTCAACAACCCTATTTGGGATCACTATTTAAATCTCAAAATGGTGCAACTTGGGACCCAAGTCAATTAGAGGATTTGAAATTTACAATTTATGGAGCAAAATTCACCACATCTCCCGGAACATTTATTTCTTATAATCCAACTCTAGGACTTGGTAATGGGCAAATTGCAAAGTTAAGAATTGATCCAGTTACTTCAATTTCAAATCAATTAGTAATTGGACTAGGAAATACAATCACAACGCCATTAACTCCAGGAGTAACTGTAAGTCAATTTAACAACACTAATGCAACTGGTATTTTAGTTAATACGACAGGTTCAATTAAAATTCAATCCACCACAGCACTAACTAGCAATAATGTTGGATCAGGCCTTACTCCATCCTCTGGATCATATACCTACACAAATGTTGATGTAGTTTCAGTGACAGGTATTGGCACCGGAGCCAAAGCTCAAGT